TCGAAGGCGATTCGTTCCTCTTCTGTTTGTTCTGCGAACTTCTCTTTTCGATTCTGCTTATACTCTGAGTTTATACCCTTTCTATAAGTAGAAGAGCCCCAGTCTGCTGTAAGTATCAATTTCTTACAATCATACGATGTTGCTAAAGATTCTACTGTTCTTTGAAAATCGTACCTAAAGTCAGAGCGCCCTTGATGCTTCCATCGAAATGCTAAGTTAAGAGTATCTACTATAAGAGCAGCGTTTTCACATGGGTTTACAAGTTTATCATTGAAATTGAACGCCATTTCTTAAAAACTCCACTGTTTCATTTTCTAGCCATATAGTTGCAGGAAGAACAAAACAGTTTAAAAACTGTATAAACATCCATTCTTCAGTGTTTCTTGGCTGTAGATTTGTTACTACGAATACAGGTGAACGATTATACTTAAAGAAAAGTAAAGGTTCTTGATCGCCACCTGCGGCTTGTTTTTCTACTTTTTTCCACCAGCGAACCAGATTATTAGTCTTTCTCGCAGTGAATATTTTGTCGGAGAGAGGAGAACTCTCATAGTTCTTTACTTCTATACAGAAGCGATTTTTTTCGTTTGGCACATATAAGTCTCCTTTTAAATACTCAAGCGCGCCCGAATTCGGGACACGCTCAAATTGAAGGTCTGTTGCCCCACGAAGCATATCTCGAACTAGATATTCTCCTCGTGCACCTTTTGCTCTGCTATCAACCATTATAAGAATTCTTTTAAGGCTTGATTCTTTTCATATGCTTCAGCATATTTAGAAATCTGACTATCAATTGCTTCTAAGATTTCGGGATGCTCTCCAATACCAGTAGGACTAGTTAAGTATATTTCTATATTTACTAGCGCTTCCTGCATCTGTCCGACATACTTCGCTCTTAGGGCGCCTACTATTTTCTCTCTCATCATACTCTCTTTCTAATGCCTCTTTCAGTTCCTGCTCTTTAGCTTTCTGTAACATCCATACTCGTCTTTGGGAAGATAGTCTGTTATTCATTCTAATGCACTCACATTTTCTCTCTTTACGACTTCAATCTTCTCTAACAAAGGATGAGTCCAACCGTGACTAACTACATAGGTATTGAGGTTTTCCTCGCCTAGTAATACTTCTACTAGCTTTTCTCTACCTGTTTCGTCTAGTACGTTTATCACTTCATCTAAGAAAAGAATATTGATTCGTGACTTAGAAATACTACTCATTAACTTACGAATTGCTATGAGAGTAGCGGTATTTACTCTTGCCAATTCTCCAGAAGAGAGAGCAAGAATATCGACAATGTTTCCATTGTCTGTTATTTGCACGTTTAGCTTATCATTGCTTACAACAAACTCAAGAGTAAAACGCCCGTCTGAAAGTTCTCCCAGATATGTGTTTACTAACTCTTCGAGTTCTTTTACTAGATTTTCGATCTTGTAAGCAATTAAGCCGTTTGTGCTAAATGCCTTTTTCAAAACTTCAAGGTCTGAGTATGTATCTTCGATACCTACTAAACTGGCTTGAGCTTCCTCTAATTGCTCCAGAAACTCATCCGTCTGCTCTTGAATTACTTGGATTCGTGTGTTTTGCTTTGTGCGTTTTTCGTTTTCTGTTGCTGCTGCTTCCACCGATTTCTTAATTGAAAGAAGTTCTTTTCGTACTTCTTCCGTGCGGCTTTCAAGCTCTTCTTTGTCCATAAGGGGTACTGGGAGACTTCGGTCAACGCTTCTGTAAAGATCCTCCCACTCTCGTTGCATTTTGTTTTTATGGTCAAAAAGAGCATTGTTTTCCTTAATTTTCTCAATTCTTCTTCTGGTGTCACTTACTTTTTCCTCCGCAGAACGAATCTTATCTTCTTCTTCCTCAATAAGAGAGGTTTTAAACTCAGGATCGACAGCTTGCTCACAAGTAGGGCATTTATCATTTAATTCGTGCAACTTTTTCACAAGCCTTTTTGACCCCGCTACGACCCCGTTGAGATTGCCAACTTCGGATTGTAGGTCATCATAAGACTGTTTTGCAGATACTTGTATATTCTGAATATCTTGAATATTTATCTGCTTGAGCAGCTTTATGTACTGATTATTTGTAGAGATTTTTTTATTTTTTTCCGAAATATTTTCAATTTCTATCGTCAGTGATCGGAATTGAGTCTCAAGTTCTTCCGTGTCGTTTTCAATTTTTAGCATTGGCAGTATATTGGTATCTCTTAATCTGTTATCATTTAACCATTTTTCTACTATTGCTACTTTTGATTTAACTGCTGATATTTCAAGAGAAAGATCCTTAGAACATTCCTTAAATAAATCAAACAACTCTACATATTCTTCTAGGTGCAGTAAATCTATCAGAAACTTCTTGCGGTTTGTATCAGTTGCAGTAAGAAACTGTAGACTCGCATTTGTGTTCTGATATACAAGCTGTGAAAAAGTTTTGAAGTCGATACCAACTATGTCTTGGATAGACTTAAAAGTATTCGTAGCTGTATGGCTAGAAATATCTTCACCATTCTTTGAAAGAATAACTTTTATACTAGACTTTCTATCAATGTTTACTATGTACTCGTCTTCTTCTTTTGTAAATTCTAAGTTTATAGAATAACCACTATTTACGTAACGATTAGGAATATCTGCTTTTTTGATTCCTTTTGAGTTCTTGTTAAATAGTGCTTCTTCAATAATTAACGGTATGGATGACTTACCCATACCGTTAGTGCCAATTATTTGAGTTACTGTGTTTTCTTCTAGGTCTAGTACATTACCAGCTCCATAGCTGAAACAGTTATCCCATTGTAGCTTTTTGAGCGTAATCATTAAAAGTACCTATAATATTTTGTATTTTACCAGAGTCTAATTCCAAGATGTAGGCTAGATACTCTACTAGCTCCTCTTGGATAGTCATTTCTTTATCAATTACTAAAGCTGCTTCACTGTTTCGTTTTACTACTTTCTTATCCAGTAAGTCGCTATTCTTAACAGCGGCTAAGTCTTGCATATCGCCTTCCAATTCATAAATTGTATGGTGATAGTCTGTAGATACCATGTCATCTGGAGAAGTAACAGTTTTTCGAAGCAGTTGGGGAAGATCAAAAGCATCCCACATCCAGCTCCAGTCTTGTTCATTGATAAGCAGGTATCCTGTACTAACCTCATTTCTGTGAAAAGAAGTTGTCATAGGGCTGCCAGGGTATACAACATTTCTTTGGCTATTACTATGAGCGTGGAGGTCTCCCGAGAAAACAACTGGGAACTCCTCAAACCTGTCTAAGTCCACCTCTGGCTTGACATGTGGAGGAATTTCGCCACGAACATGAGTAAATAAAGGATGCTGTGTATTAAACTTTTCGATACTCTCTTTTCTATGAAGATCGGCATAGGGTAAGATACCAAATCCCATATCTGAATCAATATAGGATATATCTACTATCTGTACTAAAGGGTTAATATCTCGTGAGACTTGCTTTAGCTGAGTGAAGAAAGTCTTATTCTTCTTTGTAGCTTCGTGGTTGCCGTCATAGATAATAGTTGGAATCTTTACTTCCCGAATAAACGAGAAGTAAAGCTCCAACTCTTCCATATTAGGCAGACGGTCAAAGAGGTCACCCCCAATGATATGCATATTACACTGCTGTTCGAGAGAATGAATCTGCTCGAAAAACATGCTATAGCGGTTTAATGCCCACTCTCGCGGAACATTTTTCTGTCCTAGCTTTAAGTGCCAATCTGCCGTAAATAGAATCATGAAACATCAAACTCCGCATCAAGTGCTTCGTCATCAATTTCATTTGTTTCTGCTTGTCGTACACGATCAAGCAGCTCTTTTTGAGCATCAGGAGTAGGGCGAGGCATAACATCGTCCATAGACTTCAGATTTGCTGCAAGCTCCGCTTCAGTTTCCGTTAGAGGACGCGGCTTGCACTTCAATACTTGAAGTTGATACTCGACATTGTAAGCTAGAGGGCCAGTCTTGACTTTCTTGAACTTAACGTCCCAGCCAGTCTCAGGGTCTGTAGGATCGCCCAAGTCTTCAGCAGCCGTAAGGATTTGCTCCCACAGCTTCTTCTTGAGGTTTACTAGCTTAACTTCGCCATTGTGGATGCACTGCATAGCATAGCTCCATCCACACTTTAGATCGGGGTAGTATTCACGAACCCAATCTTTCTCTTTGTTATTAAATCGCTCTTGGTTTCGATCAAAAGACAGACACTCTAAAGGAATGTTCTTATCGTTTTCACCTGTAATCCAGTATACATACCTAGCTAGAATATCACCTACCAAACGAATGGAGTTATCTCCCTCTTGGTAAGCGTAGTTAGTCATGTTACCTTTTTGTGCTGAACCTTTTGATTTGTTAAAACTTAGTGCCATTCTGTTTTCTCCTGTGGGACTTCTTCATATAAAAAATGTAATCTATCATCTTCTACATAAAGTAGCCTATCGTTGTTTGTTAAATGTTCAAGTGGGTCTAATGGGAGTTCCAATAGACTGATTGTTGTCTCACCAGAGGCGAGGTACTCGGCAAACGAGCGTAAACTAGCCATAGCTAAGTATATCGCAACATCTGCGCGAGCATGTCTAAACGAGTTAAACAAAAGAACATCTGCATGCGCTAGGAAAGACTCTCCTCGAAAATCCATGTCATAATATTTATAGACAGGATCGTATTTATTACGAGGTATAGAATTCCGTACCATCATCTCAAATATCGTATAGATAGTTGAAGGCTGGCCATTTGCGGTGTAGAATATTTTTTTCCAGTCGTAAAGAAGCATATATTATACTAAAAAATAAGTTCGCTGTCAAGAACTTTTTTTCTATCCTATATTTGTGAAATTTTCCAACCCTGCTTTATGTAGAAGCCCAT